TATGACTGCCACGCTCATCTGCCAATTAGCACTGCCAGCCTTGAGATAAGAGGCTTTCTTCTTGTCCATGACATTCCCAGCCTCTAAGCCCCACAAAGTCCTGTATGAGGCTCCTATGCCCTCTGTGAAGGCACTGATGCCTGCTCTGTGGGTGTGTCCGCAGACTACAGACTTACCAAACTTACGCGCTAGACCAAGAGCTGTAAGTCCAGCATTGGTGTTCATCGATCCTTCGTCACCATGAACTAAGACCCAGCCTTTGTGGAACTCAAAGGGCTTTTTGTGGAATCGGATACCGAGTCCTGCGAAGTCCATAAACTTGGAGTATTCAAGTTCTGGGAGTCCAATGAGGCTAGGAGCGCGTAATAGCGTGTGGTAGAGCCTGTCTGTATGATTGCTTCGAGTGACATCTGTTGTGCCAAGTTCATAGAGAATATCTTGAGCAAGGCTTCTGTCAGCATCGAGGGTTCCTTCCCATTCTAATTTAGTGCCCTGTGCCCACTTGCTTTGTGACTGCATATCTAGCTCATCGCCTGTATTTAAGATGAGGTCAAACTTCTCACGCTTTACTAACTTGATTAAATTCTTAACGGCTTGCTCATGATGATAGGGGATCTGTAGATCCGATATGACCAGATAGCGTTTCTTAATCATCATCCTCATCTTCATAATCGCCAAATTTCTCTGGCTCGATTGGATCAGGCAAGATCCATGCAGGATAAGCAGACCGCTCTACGATAATTCCGAGGACAGTTTCCTCATCAAAGCCAGCCCGCTTTAGGCTTTGAGCAAACTCATACATCCCAATGCAGTAAGCATCGAGAGCTGAGTAATCTTGCTCTACTAAATCCTTAGTTGCTTTTCTTGCCATGAGATAATTGTTACCTGTCTAGGAGTTGAATCACAGTTTCGACACGCGCTTCAAGTCTTGTCAATCTATCGTTCATTGACGATCCACCATTGGGTTTTAGTTCAGCAAGGTAATGCTTAACTAACCAGCGGATTGAACCTATAAAGGCAGTTCCAATCGTGACAAGTGCTACTGCAAAACCTGCCCAGTTAAGGGCACTCATTACTTTTTAATGCCGAGTGCTGTGTCGTTAGGCGATAGGTATCGCAAAACTGGTGGAATAATGGATGCAAGTCCAGCTGCAATAAGTGCCTTTGGATCTGTAATTCCTGCTGCGTACATTGAAATTGCTGCTACAAGGAAGGCTCTCGCCCATGATCCTGCTGCTGTCTTTAGTTCATTCATTAGATGCTCCTAACATAGGTACTTGAAAAAAAGCCCCATCATCGTCAGCTTCTTTCGCAAACGAGATGTGACAGTGGTGGTTGTGTTTATTAGCCCCTGTGTATTCTCGCCATGCCCAATTCTTTTTTGATGAGGCGATACGACCATCAAAGATAATGTAGGTAATGCGCTTTTCTCTTTTAGACTTGCATAAGAGACGAATCTGATCTGCAATATCTGGCATAAGGTCTGGCTTGGACTTACCACTGACATCACGATCAACATCGATGGCACGAACCCAGCCATTAGCATCGGGATTATGATCGCTAGGGCGAGCTGCGTGTCGGGTATCACCGATCCAGCCATCCGATGTGCGGTCACGACTTGGGTAGGTAACATTAAATTGATCCCGAAGTTGGGCAGCAGCCTTACTTAATTGGGGCTTCATTTGGGAAGAAATGCCCTCCGTCAATTCCATCTGGATAAGTCCAGCCATCAGTGTATTCAATGTATTTATCTGGGTTAGCAGCTAACACTTCATCCTCTACACCAACAATAATATTAACAACTTTTTTGTTTTCAATAACTGCATAGATTTTCATACCCAATACTCCACTTCGATCTTTCCAGCACCGCCAGCGTTACCTGCTGACATAGTATTGGAATTTTGACGTCCACCATTTGGAAACCCTGCTGCTGATGTTCCCGCTTGACCTGCTGTATTAGTAAGACCACCAACGGCTGAAGTTGCACCTGTAAATGTAGTAGTGCCACCTGCTCCAGCTGGCGTACCACCAACGCCAGCAGTGCCACCTGCACCGATTGCGTAAGTAATTGTTGCACCTGCTGTAGCTGCAAGAGTTGAAGAAATCATTTGACCAGCACTAGCATTTGTTGAAGTGTTGGTTGATGTGCTGGAATAAGCCCCTGCGCCACCGCCTTGTAAGGTTACGTTGAGATAAGTAACACCTGTTGGCACTGTGTAAGATGTGCCAGATGTAAGTGTGACAGCATAGCGTGTCTTACCTGCTGCTGATGCTACTGGAATGACTGATGATCCCATTAAACTATCTCCACTCCGCTGATATGAAATGAAACAGTGACAGCACTTGCGCCACCTGTAATGGTGTTAGTTGCCACAAGTACCTGTCGAATATCTAGATAAACTGTGGAGTTAGCTGCAATAGTTGTAGTGGTATGCAGGGAAGTGTTAGCACCTGCTGTGCCCATACCTAGTGTGAATGTCGCAGCACTTGCAGCTGTATTAACAATACAGATGTTAGTAACTGCTGTAGTGGTAGATGCTGGCACTGTGTAGAGGACTGTAGTAGTCGTAGTAGTGGCAGCACCTCTAAATAGTGCTTTTGGTGTGTTAGCCATTAGATTGCTCCCATTAGGTTTAGAAGGTAAATATCTTCTGTGGTCGTGTCAATAGAATTGCCAAGCGTACGAATAGCGTTAGCACCATTCTTGACCAGATCGGTGTCCGCTGGAGTGCTCCAGCCATAGTTCGTAGTGCTCGGCATTATCTATCCTTACTCATAAGTTAGCCATGTTAAAGTATTTCCTACTGCATCCCATTGCAGAACTGGACTTACATCTTCCCACTGGGTAAAGCGATAGCTGTAAGTTTTCTCTGTAGTGCGTAGGGTAATTCTAGCCGATAATTGGCTGAATGCTAGGTTCCATCCTTCAACAAATCCATAATATGTCGAAGATGATATGGTGGCTGGAAGTCCAGCAATCTGGACAGGCATACCAAAGTAGATGTTCAACATCTTATTCAGGGTAGTTGTGTTCATGTCTGGATCATCGATCCTAACCTCAACAGATGACATTGAAGTCTTTGGATAAGCTCTCATGCCAATATAGATATTAGCCAAGATCGTGGCATCTGACTCGGTAGCAATATCTGTGTCTAGGGTCGCTGCAATTGTGCCGTAGTTAGTCGTAGATCCAGAACTTATAACTGTCACATAATTGGAGCCATTATATTTAATTTTCGCACTATTGATAACATCGCCTTGACTAAGGTTGCTCTTAAAAGTATCGGCTTTAATATAGTTAGGATCAATGGAAAAGTAGCCATTAGCAATCGCATCTTGATTGCGCCTATTCTCATTGGCATACCCAACTGTGCCAGATTGAGTCTCATACATAGCCCCTGTAGCGGTGTTGGCATAGGCATTGCATAGGGTCAAAGCATCGTTAGGGTTGGCAGGTCGGGCAATCAGGGTATAAGTGCCAGAGTCAATAACATCTTTGGTAATGCTGGTTTCATTAAGAATGCGGGTGATCCGCTGAGATTCATTCTCTTCTGGATAATTGACCAGACCGCATTGTGTCCTAGATAGTTGGGTCAAAGGAGCCACAGCGGTCACAGTTACATAGGCGATATTAGTAGAGGCTGTAGCCACCCCGCCCTGATTATCCACCGAAGTCACATTGCCTGTGAAGACTGTGATGTCGGCAGTATCAGTAGCGTTCCGAACCTTGACCACTACTGGATCATTGATATCAATCGGATAGTTGGTGTTATTGGTATTAACTAGCTGGATGCGGCAGTAACCTGCTCTAGTCGGCTCCCAGACAGTGCTGCGACCATAATCAATACTTACTGCGCCAATAGCATTACTTACATAGGCAGTGCCATCTATAGTAATGGTGGGATTGATTGTCCATGTCATACTACATAGGTCGTATTCTTTGAGCCAGTGCCAAAGTCATAAATGTTGCCTGTGTTATTGGCTGAGTTGGTAAATATTTCTTTAATTTTTTGGGCTGTCAATTGTGGATCAACCGCTTCAACGACTGTGACATTGACAGTTGCACCAGTGGTCTTAGCAGTACCCCCACCGCCTGAAGTCATGCCTAGCATTGCAGGATTAAAGGCATTGTAATTGCCTGCACTGTCAATTCTTGCACCGCCATATAACACTCTAGGGTCGTTAGCCCCTGAGATGTCATAGCCTGTACGACCAGTAATTGCAGCTGCTACTGAGGCTGCTGTCACAATAGAAGTGACATTAGATCCAGCACCAAAAGTAGATCCAGTAGATGATGGTGTAGTTCCGAAACCAGTAGCGATGGCTTTTAACTTACCAATAGCCTCATCTAGGTTGGCTATATTGATTAAGTCTTTCGGAACGATGTCTTTGAGAATTGATTCAATCTCAACCAGTTTAAGTTGCTGACCAGTCAGTGCGCCTAAGATGCCTAGATCCTTGTTGAGTTTAGCCGTACCTGCCTCGATAGCCTTTATATCTTTAGCAGCAATAGCAGCTTCTAGAGCATCTATGTCTTGCTTAACACGCAAGCGCGCCATGTCATTGGTTATTTGGAGAAGTTGGGCTTGGTTAGTTACCTTGCCTAATAACTGGGCTTGGTTGAGTTCAGCTGCTGCAAGTTGGATTTTGTTAATGTCAAAAACATCTTCACCCTTGCCCAGTGCCAATTTAGCCTTGTCAATGGCCAGTTGTAACTTCTTGGCATTGAGTGTTTTAATTTCTTCTGCGGTTAGTATCTTTGCGCCCTTGATTATCTTTTGCTGCCCCTTGAATTGCTTATCAAAAGCTGTGGCTGCGTTGTCATACTTCTTAGGATCTAGAGCATAATCCCTTGCTTGACCCGCAGCATCGTAAGCATCTGCCAGCGCATCTACAGCCTTAATTGTACCTGCAATAAGTGCCAGCATGAAGGCAACCTGTGCGGCTGCGCCATAAGGATTGAGTGCAAACATAGAGGCAATAGCTGTAGCAATAGCACTAGCTCTTAAAGCAGTAAATGCTTTTTTTATTAAACCAATAGCTGTTACAGTTGCTGCTATTCCTTGAATAACTTTTGTAGAGACAAAAGTAGCAGTCATAATTGCCAAAAATATTTTTATCTCTTTTGAGTTTTCTTTAATAAATCCTGCTAGTTTTTTCATACCCTCACTAGCAGAGTTAGCAAAGTTTTCAATCTTGGTCTGTAATTCTGTAATGTTGGCAGAATCAGTGAGGATCATTACGCTATCTATTAAGCCTTTACCAAGAATCTCTTTAGCATTGTCAATAGAGACAGTTAATCTTGCCATCTTTCCAGAGAAAGTATTAACCGAAGCTGCTGCTGCACCCTTGAAAGTTTTAGCCAGTTTATTCATTATGTCATCAAAGTTGCCAGCCTTGAGATCAGCCTTAGATATGCCTACGCCTAATTTAGATAGGGCAGTGTTATTGCCCAAGAAAGCCTTTGAAAGTGCGCTAGTAACTGAGGCTAAATCCTTGCCAGTTGAGGCAGAAATGTCCAACGCAAGTTGTAATAGTTTTTGAGACTCGGCTGTGTCTTGTGTGGCAACGGCTAGTTGCTGATAAGCAGGGCGAAGCTGGTCATCGACCACACCAAATTCTCGGCTTAACTTATCTATAAACGCTTCAGAGGCTGCAACATCTCGACCAAGCCCGACATTCTTCAGAGCTAGTGCTAGTTGCTTCTGAGCCTTCTCATCTTCGGCTGCTGCCTTTACTGCTGCCTTACCGAAGGCAAGGATCGCACCAACGCTTAAAGTAACCCCTAGAGTCTTACCTAAATTCTTAACATTCTTGTTGAGTTTATCTACAGCCGTATCGGTCTGCTTAAATGCTTTATTGCCAACAAATTGAGCAGCAATACTTATAAGCACTCCACCATCTATAGCCATTATTTTGCTCTCATCGCACTGTAGAATTTAATCTTAGTATTCTCTATAGCCTTCAATACAGCTGCGTTAGTCTTGCCGCCATCTTCTGCCCAAGCGCGAAAGATCGCACGACCCTTCATCTTAGAAGTTCTGCGACCTGCACCAGTTTGATTGTTAGCATCTTTAATTTGACTATATTGATCCATAGCCTCAATAAAAATATTACCTGCATTAGGGTTATTGCTTTTGCCATAATTTTTGCCAGTGCTTGTCTTGTATCGTTCGCCTGTGCTAGGAATAAAAACATCGCGCATTTTTGCTTGCGGGCGACCATTAGGATTCTTGCGACCAGCAGTCTCATAGATCGCACCAGCTGCGGAAGCATTGACGATGCGAGCTATAGAGCGAAAGCCAGACTTATTAGGTTTAGATGGTGAAGTCTTATAGCCAATTCCGCGCTTGGCTTCTGCACTACTCCACTCTGGAAATCGTCCATTACTGCTGGCTTTTCCCCAACCGCTGATTGGTGCTTGTGAAGGAATGAAGCCTCTTGCCGTTTTAACTATCGGAGCAAGCAAACTGGCTAATTCTTTTCTAGTTTCTTTTGCTAGTTCTGGACTAAACTTTTTAATAGCCTTACGGAGTTCAAGTGCGCCTTTTACTTCTGTTGGCATTCTCGATCTCCTTTGCTTCATCCTTTAGACCTTGCATAAGTGCATCTAGCATGGTCTTATCTAATTCCAATAGTTGTTGTGGCGCGATCCCCAACCTAATGCTTAGCCTAGCGATTAGGTAGGTGAATGGTTGATCGCGCTTTAAGCTAAAGGGTCTGAGTCTAGAACCTCGACACTCTTAAGTGTCTCAATAAACTCAATCCCGAAAGGCTTAACAGTTTCACCTGATCTGCGTGTTATTTCCCAAGCCAACCAATAAACCATAGTCTGTTTTTCTTCGTCACGAAATGCGCGATGGAAACCCATCTTATGATGCAACTCGAAAAGGTACTCAACGGCAGGCGTAATTTCGCCTTCAAGTACGCTTCCATCTTCACGAACGATCTTTAACTTTGCCATGATTTTGCCCCTTAGTTAGTAGTTAGATTATGCCCAAGTGCCTGTTGATGCGTATGAAGTCTTTGAGTTACATGTGAATGTAATGTCAATCATGCCTTCATCGCCAACTGCGCCATTGATGTCTGTTAGGTTATCTACAAGGATTGTACCTGAGTAGAGAAGATTTGTTGCTGAAACAGCAGCTGATGAATCCTGAATTGCTTGGAAAGCAACTGTTGATCCGAACGCTGCCTGTAGTGTTGCAAGGACTGATCCCGCTGCTGTGTCATTCAAGAATGTTACAGTGATTGTGTCTGAAGCTAATCCAGTTACGAATTTATGAGATGTATCAGACATAGCTGTGACCTCGATCTGGTCTAGAACGCGGTTAAGCGTAAATGCAGTGACATGATCAGAAAGATTGACTGTAGCAATCTTAAATCCGACCTTATTGTTTAAGAAAATTGCCATTGATTATTCCTCATCTTTCTTGGTAGTTACTGGCTTTGGTGCTGGTACTGCTGGAGTCTGACCAATCTTTCGCAAGAAGGCTAGATCCTCTGGTGTTAGCTCTGACATATTAGCTCCAACTTGTTAGGATTGATATTGACATCTCGCAGCTGAGCAAGTCTCCACTTGCCGCATTGAGAACACTGGGTGCGCTTACCGCGCTTACATTATAGGTCAAAGAAGATGCAGCGAGTAGGTTAAACACTCGAACTACAAAATCTTCTATGCCGTTAAGGTTGCCTTCATTGTCGAATAATGGACACACCAGCAGCAACTTAAAAGATGCCATTGGGCTGATCGTGGTGTGCTGATTATTGTTGGGTGTTAAATATGGATCATCTGGTGACACGATTACGCTGTTGGCTAATACTGTGCTTGGTGGAAACGCAAAGGTACTCCAACGAGTGTTATCTACTAGAGCAGTGGCTAAAGTAGTGCGAAGTGTTGTGATTGCTGGTGCTGGCATTTAGCCCACCATGCTGCGAGGGTCGAGCGCGTGTGCTAACAAACCTCTGACCTTTGCGAGGAGCTGACTGCTCATACGGAAAGGCGAGGGCTGGAAATCGAGAGCGTTACTGCCTGAAAGGGTGGCTGTACGCGCTTGCCAGATTTCAACAGCGATCATTAAAGCTGCATTCTGAACTGCTGTGTCTGTTGTCCAGTCTGTGTAAGTCGTGATAGATACAGATCCATAAGGGAAAATTGGGTGGTAAGCCTGCGCTGTTGCGTGATTGGTTGCCACGCTAATTGAGTAATCGCCTACTGCTGTAATTGTCTTAGTGCCGTTATATGAAGAACCTGAGTTAGCGATTGTTACGCTTTGACCTACATAAAAAGTATCAAGAATGTTATCGTTAAAGTATAGAGTGCCTGTTCCCACTACATTGCTATGAGCAACTGAGAACCATTTTGGTGCCCATAACATTGGAATTAGGACTGCATCTGCGGCATCTGCAACTTCTTGAAGGGTCGCGTCTGGATACAATGTGCCCACTCCGAGTGTGCTTCGAAGTTCTGCAACTGTTGTAAGTGCCATGATGATCCTTTCTAAAGACTCTGGGGATCAGAGGGCTACTGATCCCCAGAGCGACTTAGTGTGTTACTTATGCAACCTGAACTGCGCGGAATGCTGTTGGGTAGCGATTTACTACTGCAACATATCCGTAGATGCCGATCTCAAGCTGTCCGTTAGCGACAACGTTTGCGCGGATCTGAAGTGTTCCACTTTCATGGAAACGCATTGCCATTGTTGGATAAACAAGACCGACCTTGATGGCAGATGTTCCGCCTGCGTAGTTAGGATCCACTACTAGGTTAAGTCCTGCGACTGTGCCGTTTGTTGAACCCTGTGTGATCAAGCCGTTAGCATTTTGAGATGCTGCAGCTGCGTATAGAGGGCGTCCTGTTGTATCGACTGCGCCTAGAAGACCAGCGAAGTCCACATCATCGTTTCCGCCTGAAGTAGCAACCAATAGGTTGTTAGGTGTCTGGCGCATTACGCCATAAGAATCTGCAATTGACTTAGCAATTGCCTTGTAGATTGTTGTTGAAGATGAATCTGCTGATCCGTCTGCTGCAATCTTTGATGCGTATGCATCTGTCTTCTGTGCGTATGATGCTGCCAACTCGCGTAGATATAGATCCAAGAAACTTGGGTCTGAGCGATCTACTAATTCTAAATCGAGTTTTCCAGCACCAGCGAACTTGACAACTGTATCTTCTTGGAAAGTAACTGTTGTGTCTGTTGATGCGAACTCTGCACCCTCAGCTGTTAAATCGACCTGAGCCTGTGTTCCTAGCTTAGGAGTGAAGATCTTCATTCCGCTTGCTGGGAGTGCAGCGCGCTCGATTGAATCAATAAATGGACGTGATGAATCGATGATGCCGATTACATCCTTTAGGTATGTTGGTGGAACCATACCTGTGTTCTCTGCAACTGTTGCAACCTGTAGGGCTGCTACTAGTTCGCGAGCATCTGCATCACCGCGTGATGCGTTTAATTGTGCCTTAGCATATTCACCAGCTGTGATGTTTAGGTTAAGACGAGGATTTGTGTAATACATTGCTGTAACTGTAGGGCGAGCAGCTTCTACAGCCGCTGCTTCTACTGGTGCTGCTTCGACTGTAGTGTCTTCCACGACTGTCTCGCTTTCTGTTTGTGGGTTTTCTTCAACAGGGATGACTTCCTCTGCTGCGATCTCTAGTATTTCTGCGCTTGCGAATGCAGGAACAGTTACTAGAGAAACTTCTTTTAGACGAGCTGATGAAACAACTGTGTATCCATCTTTTGATGGCTTTGATGCAAGGATTTCTGCTCCAATACTCAAGCCTGTAACTAATCCTTCTTGTGCCATAATCAAAGCGTCAGATCCTGCTGTGCTGCGGCTTAAACGGAAAACTGCGTAAATTCCATCTGCTTTTTGTTCTGCTGAGATCATCTTGCCGATTGGCTTTTGTAAATTATGTTGTGACAATAAACGAATCTTTGATGGATCAGCAATCTCAATGGAGTTAGCTGCGAATGTGTATTGTCCTAGATTTGTGCTGCCGATTTCCCCAGTACCCATAGGAACGATCTTGCCAGAGATTTCTCTGCGTTCTTCTGAGCATTCAAGAGAGGATGCTTCGATATATAGAGTTTCCATTAGCTGCCATTCCCGTTAGGTGATAGGTCTTCCATTTGCATTGCTTGTTCTGTTGTAATTAAACCAAGTGCTAACATCTTTTCTAGCACTAGCAATCTTTCCATTGGTTCTGTTCTCAGGAAAGTATCGTCTAAGCAGAATTTTACATAATGTCCTGCTGTGCTTACATCATCCATGCTAAGTCTTGCTTCCACCGCAGAAACATAAGATTGCAGGGTTAGAGCCACAAGCTGTTTTCTTTCATCGATAATATTGCTGTAAGTCATGCTTGTATTCATTGAAGCAGAAACATAATAAGGATCTACTGAACAAAGTCTGGCGCATTCCGTACTCAATCCTTGAATTGCGTCTTGGTAAGCCATGTCTTTAGGACTGAAACCAGTAGTTTGATAATCAAGAGTAGAAGTTAAATATGCAGTGCCGTTATTTTGACGAGCGCGCTTCCATGCAGCTAGTAATCCAGATACTTCAGCAGGTGGAAGATCAGCACCAGAATTTTTTAAGAAGCCTGTCGCGGATGGAGTTTCCAATGCAATACTTGCAGCTCTTTGTGCATCTAGTGCTGCTTTAATTGTGCTACCACCAACAGCAAGAATGCCTTCATCTTTCTGGAAAGTAATAAGAGATCCAATGCCTGACATTGGTAGTGGAACTCCATCTAGGTAATACTGTGTTACAAAATTATTAACTGAATCAGTAGTAAAAGTAACGCGATTGTTAGCAACCCAATCTGCGTTAGCCATTCTTCCGTCTTCAAGATAAGTTTCCCTTATGATCCAGTAACTGACCCCATAATGAAATAATGAATCCAGCGTAAAAAATAAAGTCTCAAATAGAGGTTGTGACTTAGAAGGTTGCTCAACCCAACGCGGTGGTGAAATCATCTCGCCTGTGGATTTCTTGTAATACTCTAAAGGGATACTTGCAATAGTTCCGCAAATTAGATCGCGGCATCTTTTAATTGATGGCACTTGTAGAGCTTGTGCGCGAGTGACCATAACTGGGAAGTAATTGCCATAAGTCAAGTAAGACTCTGACATGATCTGCGGAGCGTTTTGCGCTTCGATAATTTGAGGCTTACGCGAGAAGATACCCATAGACAGAAATTGTAGCATTTGTCAAGTAATTAGACAAACTCTGTGCGCGTGTCTAGGCAGACAAAAACCCTCACAGAATCGGCTGTAAGGGTTTTTGTCTCTTGATGACGAGTCAATTAACTGAAACCTATAGTGTGATTAGCATCTTGTCTAGTCTATATTGGGGATGTTGGGGATGTGTCTAACTATAAATTTGTGGCTTAGGCTGAGGGATCATTAACTTAGAAACACACATTGCTAATCCGATGGGCGCGCTAATATCTCCAGAGCTGCGCCTTTTTATGATACGCCACGCGGAATCGTTAGTTTTTGCAGCTGTGTTCTGAAACTGTTCTATGAGCGATTTCTGCCCATTATGAACAACCCTAAGATTGGTCAATCCTTCGAGCAAGTCTCCACAAGCTTTATAGAATTGCTGCCCGCTGACATCTTCGCAAACGACACCACTATTCGTAAGCCGATCTGCAATGGTTTGTGTGGCGTACTTGTCAAAGCAAACTATCCGAGGATGATATATGTCGCACCAAGCCTTTATGCTTGCTGCCATCTTTAATTCATCTATAGCAACCTGAGAGCTGTAAGTCTCTAGGATTCCGATGCCAATCCTTCCATCTGGGAGAAGCTGTCCTGCGACTAATGATCCGTTCCTGCGCGAAGGACTGACATCGAAACCGAATACAGTATAAGCCCCAACAGACATCTCAAGTGTGCTATCTGATGAGTTTTCAAGAACTTCAATACTGAAGGGACAATTTAATGCGCTGATCCATTGGCACAAACTTTCTGTGCGAGCTGCATCAGTCGTTGAAGATGCAATTGTTTCCTCGATAGCCTCAACACTAATTAAATAGCCCATAGAAGGGTTTGCCATAGCCCATGCTTTACGATCCCAGATGTCACAGAAATCTGGCGCAGAATACTCATAATAACCAAGGCTCTTAGGCGGATAGTTACGGCAAGCCTCATGCAGGTTATTTAGTTCTGTAGAATCAGCACTGCCCGCGTTACTTGTAAATAATCGTTGGCTATTCATGCGGGCTAAAGTTACGCTCTTTGCAGCATCCATCGCGGCAGTTGATACTTCTCGCAGCTCATCGATCCATAAGAAATCGGCAGTCATGCCTCTTGCACCATCAGAAGTTGCCGCCCTGACTTCTAGCTGCGCTCCACTGGCAAGGATGATCCGTTCATCGCCATTAGTTCTGCGGATACCCTTTTTAGGATCTCCATCTTTTAGTTGCGCTCTCATCCAATCATTGCGTTCGATAATGTCTGCCATGATGTTAAAGGACTTCATAGCCATGCCTCGATTAGAAGACATAATCAGGATGTCCTTCTCACCGAACATGAATAACCCTGCTAAACAGCGCATACGCGCCAGATGGCTCTTTCCTGATTGACGAGCGATCAGAAGCAGACTGGTCTTACGAATAAACATGCCTTTCTTGTCCATAGTCAGCATGTCATCAAGAATTAACCTCTGCCATTCTAATAAAGGCTGACCAATCTTCTCAGCTAGTTCTGCAACCTGTGAGCCTTTACTTTCGCCCTTTAACCAAGGACTGTGAAGCCTTGGTTTGAGTGCCCCTCGCAGGGCTTTGGGCTTTCTGGTCTTAGTTGTCATTGACTCTGGACTGGTCGTGTCTTAAACGGACTGTCCAGCATGGTTTCCGACTGTGTCGGGGAGAAATTGGAAGG